TCGCAAACGACGAAAACTACGCTTTAGCAGCTTAATAACCTGCTTAGAGCCCTCTCTCCCTAGCCTCCGCTCTTAGGACGGGGATCAAGAGAGGTCAAACCCAAAAGAGATCGCGTGGAAGCCCTGCCTGGGGTTGAAGCGTTAAAACTTAATCAGGCTAGTTTGTTAGTGGCGTGTCCGTCCGCAGCTGGCAAGCGAATGTAAAGACTGACTAAGCATGTAGTACCGAGGATGTAGGAATTTCGGACGCGGGTTCAACTCCCGCCAGCTCCACCAATTAAAACAAGGGGTTACGTGAAAGCGTAGCCCCTTTTTCTTTGGTAGTGGCGGCAAAATGGCGACAGAGTGTCGGAGTGGCGGCAACAAAAAACCCGCCATTAAAGCGGGTTCTGTTCAGAAACTCATGTGGCCTTGACCACCTTTTCCAGGATGTGGCGGCGCAGAAGAAATTAGATTCGGTTTTATAATGTGCCGTACAAACGTTTCATGAGTAACGAACGTACAGCCACAATTTATATTTTGGCACTGGTTGTAACGTTCTTTTGTCGTAGCTGATACCTGAAAGCTGCTTCTGGTATGTGCTGCATGACCGCACTCTGGACAGTTCATCATCGCTGTTATCCCACCACTCTTGCCGTAGTCGCAATAATGATACAGCATTATTCAATATTGAGAACCAATTATTCAATTTCAAGATCATCAATCTTTACTTCAAGCTCCATGCTGGTCGTAAATCCATTATCCGGGCTGACAGAATGCGTCAGGGTGGTAATGGTCCATTCTGCATCATCAATCGGCTGCTTAAACCCCGTCACCTTCACCGGCATTTCCGTATAGAGATCAGCCCGCCCCTCAGCCAGCTGCAGGGAAAATGAAGCAACCCCACGCTGCAGACGTTCCCACTGCATTTTTGCTGCGCGCTCTGCATTGCTCCGATTGGCATAGGTACGATTAAGAACCAGCACGTTTTCATCCGTTCCCACCAGATAATCGCCCTGTTTTGCTTCCGGCTCTTTGGGTGTGGTGGTTTTCTTTCGACGGCGCTTAACACTGGTTGTCTCTTTTTTCCTGGGTTCACGCGTATGCAACCAGCTGGCAATAACACCGGTATAGGCACCACGATCAGCAAGGGTGAACCGATGACCGTCACCGGCTTTGCGTGTGATGGTGATAACCGGCAGCGGCTTGCCGCTTGCCGTTCTTCCCTGTCCCTGCCGGATAAACAGCAGATTCCCGTCTTTAACGGAAGCAATCGCCCCATACTGTCTCGCCAGTTTCATCAGAAAACTTGCATCGCTTTCATTGGTCTGGTCCAGATGATCCAGTGCCTTATCCGTCAGGTCTTTACCCAGCGCCACTTTGAGGTTATGCCGGGCGGCGATTTCCTTTACCACCTCCCCCACCGTTGTCTGATGCCATGATTTTTCGCGCCGTGTATTCAGGGTCTCACGGAAATCTGCACTACGCGCCCGGATGGTCAGTCGGTCAGGGGCACCGCTGTGTTCAATTTCATCCACGGTAAAAGCCCCTTTAGGGAAAAGCGGATGGCCTTTCCAGCCCAGCGCAAGCTGAATCACTGCCCCACGTCGCGGCAGGGCGATCAGCCCGTCGGCATCGTCCAGCTCCAGATCAAGCTGGTCCGCTTCAAAGCCCCGGTTATCCGTCAGCGTCAGACTCATCAGGCGGGTATCCAGCACGGTCGTCACGTCCTTACCTTCAATGACGATACTGAAAGCCGGGCTTTTGCTGTTCAGGTTCAGGAGATCAGAATTAACGTTCACTGCAGCAATCCTCCAACCGTGTTTTTAATCCCCCCAATCGCAGAGGCAGCAGAGTCCTGCAGGTTGCTGAGCTGGTCACTCAGGCTCCCGAACATGTCAGACAGCGACTCATCAACCCGTTTGAGGGTGATCGTAAACTCAATGCGCCGGGGCATTCCACTGGCAAAAAACTCCGTCTTTGTCTGGCTCAGACTCTCAATAACAAACATGCCGTAAATGGTTCCGCTGCCTTCAATCAAAGGCCAGGCTTTGCCCTGCTCTGCCATCAACTCCAGCGCCAGCAATGACAGCCTGCCTCCGGTCACTTCCGGCAGCAGAACCCCGGACAGTGTCAGTGAATCATTATCCGGGCCAAGAAACTGCGTTGACGGGCGGCGGTTCACCCGGCTGTTGGCTGCATGTCGCCAGCTGCGCTGATACTGCAGCTCCTGATAAGGGACAGTGCGCAACATAAATACATATAAACCCAGCACCATCATCATGATTCATACCCCCCCTGATCGCTGAAATTGCTGCGCGCTTTTGCCCTGGCCCTGCGTTCCCGCTCGTCAAGCTGGCGTGCCACTTCACGGGCAATATCCTGCGCACTCTGTCCCGGCTGCGCGACGATATGAATGGGCGCATTTATCTCATAACGAATAACTGACGGCGGGCTGTCAGCCTTCACTGGCTGCGTCTGGTATGCCCTCGCAGGCAGACTGAACGGATGAAGCGGAGCCACTTCTGCAGGTGTCGCAGCTACCCCCATCACGCCAGCAACGACAGAGGCCAGCGCAGCAGTACGCCGCCTGCTGGTGACATTTGCCGGTCCGTTCACAATTTCAGGGCCATTTTCTCCAACAATGCCAAACTGCCCGCGTGGAATGATCCCCCCCGTGTCGTACATCCCTGCGTAAGCCGGGAACCCGCCTGGCGGCAGCACCACTTTGCCGTCACTGTTCACTGTGGCGGATTGCTGCTGCGTGACCTGCGCAGGCAGTTTCGCCTTTGCCGCCTCCTTACTGACAATACCGAGCTTTTCCAGTAGCCATGACACACCGGATTTAAGAGACTCCAGCGGGTGCATCACCCTATTCAGACCTTCCGCAAGCGCCTCACCAAACCGGCGCCCCATTGCAGCTGCGCTGTTCAGTTCTTCGGAAGTGGATTTAACCGGCGTAAGTAAATCACTGAACCAGCCCCACAAGGCCTGCACCCTGTCACCAATCCACTGGAACATGGGCCTGAGCGGCTCAAAGGCGGCGCTGATGGGCGCTGCAGCGGCTTTGAACCCTTCCACCACGCCCCCCAGAAATGCACTGATGGGCTGCCAGTATTTCCACACAACCAGCGCCACACCAGCCAGCGCAGCCACAACCAGCCCTATCGGACTGAGCAGCGCACCCAGCATACCGGAAAGACCAGACAGCGCGCCGCGAAGTAATGCCAGCGGACCAGAAACAAGAAAACACAATACGCCACCGACAGCTGTCAGCCCACCCCGCAACGCCGCCAGCGGGTTCATCACCATACCGATAACATTACGGATACCTGACATACCGACACGGAACACGGCAAGCGGAGCACCTGCCACCGTTTTCAGTGCATTACCCGCTATTCCAACTGAGCGACGCAGGGAATTAAGCGGGGCACTCAGCAACCCGACACTACCACCGGATGACGCCATACCCCGACGCAACAGGGAAAGTGGCGCACCTGCCAGCCATGACAGGGCACCGCCAGTACGTGTTACCGCTGCAGCAACGGAAGGTAATGTTTTTACACCCAGCACAGACAGGCCAAACCGAATCACCGCAATCGGCCCCAGCACAGCAGCCACTGCCACGGCAAGTGTACCCAGCCCGACAGTGACAGCCGCCGTAGCCGCCGCCACTTTCATCAGCGTGCCAGCCAGCACGGGGTTCTGCTCCACCCAGCGACGCAGCGCCCCGGTCACGCCCTTAACCATGCCCATAATATCCATCAGCGGCTGACGCAACGTTTCCCCCAGACTGCTGAAAGCGTTCTGCGCGCCAGTCTTAACCAGCAACCACTGCGCAGACAATGAATCCTTGTTAATGTCGGATTCTTTCTGCATGGAGCCATTAGCACCACTGCCTGATGTGAGTTTCAGCTGACGCTGCAGCTCCGGCAGGTTGTTAGCCAGCTTTGCCGCATCATCGCCAAACTCTTTACCAAAAATCATTGTCATGGCTGACAGGCGTTTATCCTGCGGCAGATTGTTGACCTTCTCCAGAACCCGCTGAATGGTGCCCATGGCATCGGTGGTCATCTGCTTTTCAATCTCCGCAGGATTGAGTTTCAGCAGGTTCATACCTTCAAAGAAGCGTTTACTTTGCATGGTGGCAATGGACAGTTCACGCACCATGGCATTAGAGGCACTGGCGGCAATTTCCGGGGCAGCCCCAAGAGAAAGGAATGTTGAACCCAGCGCAGCAGCCTTTCGGAAGTCAAGGCGGTCAGCCACGCCCCCCATACGCTGCAGGACGTTGATAATGTCCCCACCCTTTGACATAGCGTTATCGTCCAGGTAGTTCAGCGCATCGCCCAGTTGTTCAATATTGCGCGTCGGAACTTTATAGAGCTGCGCGATTTTCCCCAATCCTTCCGCCAGCTCATCGGCGGGCAGCTCAAAGGCCGTTGCAGCTTTTGCCGCCGTGGATGCAAAGGCCAGCAGGTCACGTTTCTGGTCCTCAAAGGGATCGTCCTGGTCAGTCACGCCCATGCGCGCGCCGCCTTCAACCAGCGCGGCATAGTCTATAGCACCATTCTCCATCGGCAGTTGCTCACTGGCAGCCTTAATGGCATCCTGCATGTCATAAAACTGTTTTGTACGGTTGCCGTTATCGTCACGAAGCCCGTTTACCTGCTTTGCCACGCCTTTCATGGCATCTTCCATACTGGCATAGCTCTTAACTGCAGCCATAACCGGCGCGCCCATTGCCAGCCCCGCTGCCGTGGTGGTGGCCCCGGCTCCTGCAATGCGATCCCTTACCTCAAGACTCCTGGAGTATGCCGCACGGGCGGCGTGCATTTTTCGCTGTTGCTCCCCGACACGTCGTAACCTTGCTTCCTGTTCAGAAAGCTGCCTGTTATAACGCATTGTTTCACGGGTAATGCGGGCCGTCGCGCTGGCGCCATCACTGGCTGAAATACCGGCACGATAAAGCTCTGCACGCACAAGTGCAGTCTGCTGCTGCAGCTTTTTCTGCCGTTCTTCCAGACGCTGAACAGCCAGCTGTTGACGGCCCAAAGCAACAACCTGCCGTTGAGAAGGCGGCCCCATCGCACCCAGCTCATGACTGAGTAAATTTGCACGCTGGCGGGCATAGTTCAGCCGGTCGCCCAGTTTCTGATTTTCTGCCTGTAGCTTTCGGAAGCTGTCCAGACTGCTCCCGGCCTGATCAAGCTGCTTTATTGCATCGCGGGATTTTTTGACAGCAGCAGCCAGCTCTTTTGAGCTGGCCTGCGCGGATCGAAATGGGCGGGTGAGCTTGTCAACCGCGTTCAGAATCACCTGCAGACGCAGGCTATTGTCACTCATCGCTGGCCCCGCTTCTCTGAATCGCTTTGTGCCGCCACTCCAGCACCTCAGTCAGCGGCATAACGTCAGTGATGGACGGCGACCAGTGAAAAATGGTGGCGATATCCGCCACCAGGTCATCAATCGTCAGGCTGTCGGTAAACCGGCAAGCACCGACTTCTTCAACAAAAAAGTCACCACCTCGACCGACAGCGCGGTGAGATCGGCGGGGTCCAGTTCAGCCATTTCCTGTGCGGTCAGCGTCGGGGTGGAAATACGCGGGATCACTGTCATCATGGCCCCCACGTCCATATCCATAATGGCCTGCAGGCGGGTGCCGCGCAGCGCGCCGGACTGCGGCTTACGCAGCACAATTTCGGTGATTTGGGTTTTACCGCGCATGATGGGCGTATCCAGTTGTACGGTTTTTTCAGTCAGCTTGTCGTTCATGTTCGTTTCCTGTTAATCAGATACTGGCGCGGATCACCGCGCCGTTAAGTTAAATCAGAGGCCAAGGGCGTTACGGTGCGCTTCCATCAGGTCCACACCGTCAACGATTTCAATCATGTTGACCACATCAACCTCATAGAGCACCTCGCCGTTAATGGTCAGCTTCGCGTAACTGTTGGTGCTGCTGACTTTGGTGGCGCTACTTTCTCCAGTTTTCCACTCGCCGGAATCCACCTCTTTATGACGCCCCCGCACAACCAGCTCAACGGCCTGCACTTCGCCGGTATCGTCACGCTGAATAGAGCCGGTAAAACGCAACTGGATACCGTCCACCGTGGCAGCTCCCATCTGTTTGAATAACAGCAGTTCGGTGCCGCCGATTGAAAATTCCGTGTCCAGTGCGCCGTCATCCAGCCCCATATCCACATCCACCGCGCCCGGCATACCGCCGCCGCGATACTTCTCAAACTTGCGGGTGAATTTCGGCAGGGTCAGGGACTCAACGATCCCCTGCCAGTTGTTCCCGTCGTTGAACAGGTTCAGATGTTTTAACTTGCGTGGTAATGCCATGTATCCCCCTTATGCACTGACACGGCTGGCAAAATCGACCAGGTAGCGATCGGTGATGCGCTGGCGCAGCATCAGATTTTCAAGCGGCGGCACAGGTGTGTAGTCGTAGTCGATGGTGAGTTTCCCGGCTTTCAGGGAGTCTTTATCGTTCACTGACTCATCCAGCCAGCAGTCTGCCCCGATGAGGTATCCCTGATTCACCAGGCTGCGTAATTTGGCGCGGATACCTTCGATAATGTCGCGGGCCAGTGACGGATTCAGTGGCTTATCCACCGCCCACATATGCCCCTCTGCAATCGTGTCAGCCAGCACCTGCGCCGTGCGGGTGTAGTTCTCAAACGCAAACAATGGATCGTCACTGAGGCAGCGGGAACCCCAGAAGCGGAACCCGTCTTTACAGATCAGCGTGGTGACGTCGTTCTGGTTCAGCAGTCCCGCATCCGTTGCCGGGTCCTGCAGATCCCAGAACACATCAGCGGAAATACCGGTGACGCCATTCACACCCACGTTGGACAGGGTTTTATGCCAACCGGTCTGTTCGTCGATTTTGGCGCGCAAACCGAGCGCACGTGCAGAGGCGTAAGCCGTCGCATCGGCTTTTAGCACGGTGTCAAAGTTGATGAAATCAGGCCAGATCAGCATCCCTTCTCGCTGGCTGAAATTGTCCCGGTAAGCAATGGCTTCCTCCAGCGTCTTGCAGCCATAGGCAGACAGGTAGGCAAACCCGCGCAGGCTCTGCGCAATACTCATCAGCTCAGTGGCTACCGCCTGCGTGTCGTGCCCCGGCACACCGAGAATGCGCGGATTAACTTTCAGCTGCGACTGCGCAGAAAGCAGCGCTTTCATCCCCGTTTTTTTACCGTCGGACGTGACGCCACCGATAATATTGGAGGTGGTTTCCGCTTCGGTTTCGCCCTGCGCCACGCGCACAACAACCGTTACGGGCTTTGACTGGTCGGCAATCGCATCAAGCGAACGGGCCAGCGTGCCGGACTCGCCTGCTTTACCGCTGGCCTCCAGCACATCCGTCAGCAGAACCGGCTTATTGAGAGGGAATACGGACGCATCAGCATCATCGCCGGTGCAGACCATGCCCACGATAGCGGTGCTCACCGTGGTGATAGATCGGGTGCCCTCGTTGACTTCAACAACGCGCACCCCGTGGTGGTAATCCTGAGCCATAGCGGCGAACCTCCTGATTGGAATAGGCTTCGCCCTATGTTGTATTGATTACGTCACGCAGACAGCTGTGCGGCGTTGTCCTGTTAATCACACAATGTCGCAGGATATTTGCGGTATAACGTTGAGACACCCACATCAAAAATTAAAGCTACCCGCTGCCGTGTTTCACCTGCAGCAATTAACCTGCCTGCCTGCGCCCATTGTTCTGGCGTCAGTTTTGGTCTTCGCCCTCCGATCCTGCCTTTAGCTCTTGCGGCTTCCAGCCCCGCACGGGTTCGTTCCACTATCAGCTCGCGTTCCATCTCCGCCAGTGCCCCCATAACGTGAAAGAAAAACCGCCCCATCGGAGTACTGGTGTCTATGCTGTCAGTCAGACTGCGGAAATTAACCCCGCGCTGTCGGAGTTCTTCTATCAGGGTCACAAGGTGTCGCATGCTTCGCCCCAGCCTGTCGAGTTTCCATACAACCAGCGTGTCTCCCTCTGATAACGTCCTGAGCAACCTTTTTAGCCCTGGCCTGTCTGCTGTTTTTCCGCTCATTTTGTCCTCAAAAATTAGCTCACATCCTGAACGTTCCAGTGCATCACGCTGCAGCGCTGTGTTTTGCTCACTTGTTGATACGCGCACATAACCGACTAACAT